CTCTTTGGTAGCGCATACCGCAAAACGCCCCAGTCCGAAACTGTCCTGTTGCGGTACGATGTGGTAAGACAAGTCCTCGCTTGCGTTGATGTGCAACCCACGACGGAAAACATAGAAAGTTTTCGGGATTCTTCTGTCGGTATCGATTTCCATACGCTTGTAACCGTGATGTTCCAATAACCGGACCAGTTCCCTGTTTGTCGGAATTGTATGTCCGATCCAGTCCGGCCAGCTTATATTTTCTATTGTATGTCCGTAATTGTCATATAATATGTCGAACTGTTCCTGGTATTCATCGTAAAATTCCCCGTTCCCGTTGCACATTTTCTCCAAAGCGATGCCGTTTTTACGGACAAGGGCAAGGTCGCCCAGTCCGCACGCGATTTCATTGAGCAGCGTGCGTTCCTCATCCCTGTCCTTTGCCGTTCCGTAAATTCTAAGCCGGGAATACCGGTGTAGCGCCGAACGGGACGGCATATCCAGTTTTTCCCATATCCCATCGTTTCCTATAGCCTGTCTGGTGTTTTCCGGAAGTCCGTACCACCACTTGTCCAAATTGTTTGTATCCATAATTTCTGAATCAGATTGTTTTTAAATTCTGTTTTGAGTACCATGCCTGATACGCGGCGGCATACTCCTGACGTTCCCGTTCCAGGGAATTTCTCATCTCAGGGGTGTATCCGAGCAGGCGGATGTATCCTCCGTTATAGCCGGTGAGTTCGCACCTTATTCCGGCTTCCTCCAGTTTGTCGATGCGTTTTTGGGCCATTTTTGCGCTTGAATATTCCTTCGGCCAAAAATAGAGTTCGCCCCGTGAGCCGAAACAGTCTTCCCCCAGAATTATTTCCCCGGCATACTTCCGGCTTTCGATGAAGCCGAAACGCGCTTTGCCCAATGCCCGGCGCATTGCCTTGTGTGCCGGACCTTCCGGATGCTTGAATACCTCCGGTTTGTCTTTGCTGTCGAGTCTGGGCGGTTCCACCTTGTACGGCTGTTTGTAACTTCCGATTCCAAGTGTCAGGTAAAAGTTGGTGTGAAAATAGTCCGTCATGGGGTCGCTGTCGTCGAAATTGTACGACATGATGAAATCGCAGATATTCATCATTACATCTTTTGCCCTGTCCGTCAAGTATTTGTCTGAATCGATATGATAGTGGTTGACATCGCCTTGAACTTTTCCAGACTCTTTGGTGAACGCCTCGAAATCCGCTTTCATCAACCGGATATGGATGGAGTGGCAATTCTCCCGTCTGACAGAGAACTTGTATCCCGGATAGGTCTCCTTGAGCCATGCCCGTACCAGTGCCACGATTTCCGGCGCATGCTGCCCCTTGTAATTGCGGCCTTTCCAGCGGTATTCGTTATACACATACTCGGTGTATTCCTTTGCCGTGGCTCCCGAATAGTCATATTCATATCCGGTTGAAGTCGCGGGAATATCCGGTTTGTCTTTCCAAGCCTCAAAAAGCCTTCCAAACTCGGTGTTCACCTGTTGCATGATCGCAGTGTCGCCACCCTTGTCCGGGTGGTGCTCCAATGCCAGCCGGCGGTATTCTTTCTTCAAGTCCGCCAGAGAGTGTATGTTCTGAAAATAAGTCATAGCCATGAGTTTTTTATGCCCCTGCGAGGCGGTTGATAAAATATTCCCGGTAGTCAAGGTCAAGACCGAGGTTGAGACAGGCCATTTCCATGTCATCTTCCCTCAAATCATCTGCCTCCTGCAATTCGCGCAGATACCGGATTTCGGAGTCCAGGTACTCCCGTGCTTCCGTTTGACTGCAACCGCATGAGCTGCTGATCAGACTGATAATGTTTCCTTGCATACTGTTTGATTTTTGGGGTTACTGTTCCTTTTTCTGAAGCGTCGTCCGTCATATATCGAGACGGCCCGTTCCACCAGAATCCTGCGGTTGTCTTCCGAGAGTTCCAGGTAGAACCGTTCCGCCGCGCCGAATGTGCCCTTGCCTGTCGCCACGCACCATTTTTCCCAGAAATGCGGGTACATGCCGCCATACACGGCTTTGCATTCCTCCTCGCTCCAGGCGTTCCACATGTAGTAGAAGAAACTGGAGACGGTATTTTCCGCTTGATATTTCATGGTTCTTCTATTTGTGATTCTACATTGTTTGTTTCTCTCAGTTGATGCCACACAGCCTCATACATCTCATGAAGCCAGTCTATGTTCTTTGCGCCGAGTTCAAACGGGCTGTGACACTGCACCTCGTCACCGCTTTCTTTCTCTTCGGCAAGGACGGTCAGGCTGTCCGCCGTTACCCGGAGTCCTGTCACCCTGCATTCATATAGTTCTCCGTTCTTGCCAAACCATATCACCCAGACCGGATCATAATCCTCTTCCGGAAGACGAATTTCTTTCACGCAGTGAGTATGGAGCAACTGCCGTATCGCGTCGATGATGTCCCCCCGCAGTTCCTTGATCCTGCCGCTGAAATCAACGGCTTCTGACGGTAAACTTCCTTTTCCGCCTCTTTCCTGCAAGGAGAGAATCCGCGTGTCGGGATGGATACAGAAATCCCAGTCCAACACTTCATCGTCATCGCGTGTCGTGTGGATATCGCCGCCCAAAACAAGACCGCAATCGTCATTTACCATTCTTTTTGCTTCATCGCGGTCTTCTGCCGCTACCGTGTAAGTGCCCTCGAAGGAATACCTTACTCTTATGTCATATCTTTTCATGATTCTTTCCATTTGATTGTTGATACCAGATTCATTGCCCGGAAGGATTACCGGATATTCAATATTGCGCTAAAGGCATGTGGGTCAAGCCTGTAAAACGTCGGAAGGTTAAGTGTGACCATCGGGTAGCTTACCCAGCCGCTCTGACGTCTATAACCTGTATCCTCAGCCAATTTGTTGGACAGAAGGAACTCCATGGCATCAGGATTGTTGTTGATGTCCACGAATGCCCTGTCAGGCAGTGAGAATGCCGCCTTATCTTCTAAGTTGACCGTCAGGACCGTGTATATCTCATGGGTCACGGGATCTTTCAGAGACAATGCCGGCCAGCCGTTATGGTACATTTCAATCACGATTGAGAGACGGCTTTCCTGATACAGGAAAGTCTCTTCCATGGACGGATGGTCGCATTTGACAATTTCAAAATCATCCTCCCCTTTGGTAAATGTCACCATCGGATAGGATACATCGACAAAACATTCCTCTTCCCGGTAACAGATATGTTCTTTTCCCTTTGAACGGATTATAGCTAATTGGGTGTTCATATTCGTAACTGGTTTTAAAATTATTGACTTGCAAGTTAATTGGCCGGCATTCATCTGCCTGTTTCTTTAAACGTGTGATTGTCACCGCCTGCGGACATTTGGGAGAGTTGCTGTTTCACCGCCTTGATTTTCCCAATCAGTTCGTCCTCCCTTCGGAATGAGGGGGTACATTTGGTACGCCTCATCCCGGCTCCCCAGGGGATGTCGCCGCATACTTTTCTCAGGCGTGCCTTTTCGCTTTCCAGGGCCGACTCCAGACGGGCCAGCCTGCGTCGCAACGATTCTTCGGTCACAGTTCTCATGATCTCATTGTTTTTTTTGTATGGTGACGGGTAGGAAAGACAGTCACCATACCGTCGTTATGTGTCACGTTATATTTTAGCTTTTTCCCTTTTGATGCCTCTCAGGACGTACAACAGGTGCAGGAACAGCTCCCTGTCGTAAATCCGGAAGAAGAACGGCTCGCCTGTTTCCCTGACCGTTCCGGTAAACGACACGGACTCCCGGTTCACGGGATATTGGAGGAAGTTGCCATTTGCCAGCAGGGTGTGCTTTTTCTTCATCACTTCGCCTAGGAACTTGTCCATATCGTCGTTTTCCTCATAGCCGGAGAAGTAGAGGAAATGATGACGGCGCAGGCTTTGCAGGATTTTGGAGGTTTCCAGCCTTACATCCCTGCCTGACGATTCGTCCGTTCCTCTCATCAGGTTGTAGATGAACTTCTTCTCGCCATTTATGTCAAGAAACAGATAAGGAACTATAATTATAGAAGCATGCCGTGCGTGGTCAGAGATGACCATCGGCTTTTCTTTCAGGATGTCTCCTTTGAAGGTAATGTTCCGGTAATGGTTGTCCATCTGCCGTTCCAGTTCCTTTCTTGGCGTGGTAACGGAGCGGAGCCCCGTGAAGTAGCGTCCGCCCGCCCGGAAGCAGAACCGGTAGATGTCCGCATGATAAGGCTCTTCCAGGAAAAAGAAATTCCGGGTATGGCGGATGGGGGGCAAGACATCCATGTAGTCGAAATATCTTTCTTCCGTAATCTCACTGAACGGGGCGCAGAGGGATTGCAGGTGGATGCGTATCATCTTGCGGACGGTATTTCCGGACACGGCTATGAGGTACGGGTTCTTTTCCCTGTCCCTCAGTTCCTCCAGTGTCTCATGATGGTAGTCGCCGTGTATTCCGTCAGACATGGTGGTCACGCAGCTGCCGTCAAAACTGTGTGAATCGACTACGAATTTCAGTTTGTCGTTATTCATGGTTCAGATGTTTTGAAGGTTCAACACTCTCTTGGCGGCACTGAGGGCATTGGAGGTGAGCTGCCGTTGCCATGCCTTGTTTCTGGGTGACCAGCGGAATCCGGAGGATTTCAGTTCCTTTCGTCTGTTGTCTTCGGGAATCCTGTCAAACAGGATCTGAAGGCGGTCTTCCCCATAGTTCCATACAAGTGTCCCGCCCTCGAACGGCACTTCCTTGTTTTCCCGGCTTTGCACCGCTTTCAGCCTTTCGCGCATCCGTTCCGCAAGTTCCGGCAATTGGAAGAATTTGTTTCTTGGGGTGATGACGGGTTTCCTTACCCTTGCGTTATATTCGGAAATGAAGTCCACGGCCCTGCGGACGATTTCCACTTCCCCGTGATTGGCGAAGGTGGATACCTTGTTCAGGATGCTGCTGACGAACAGGGCACGGTTATAACCCCGGCATTGTCCGGTGTCAATCCCGTGGATGGTGTCGGCGCTGCTCTTGATGTCGCGTTTGAGCGTCTGCCATGCCTTTTCCAGTTTTTCTTCCTCCGGTCGTGCGGCTTCCTTTTTCCGTCTGACGGCTTCAAGAACCTTTTGCCGCCAATTGCGGAACTCCTCGTAGCGGTTCTGATAGCTTCTGTTCATATTCTCCTGCCTGTGGTAATCAAATCCGCCCCGTCCCGTCACCATCGGGTTGGCACAGCGTGAGAGGGCCGAGAGCTGGGCGGATAGCTTTTTCCGGTAGGCGGCGATGTATGTATCCCGTTCCTCTTCCTGCATGAGTTGCAGGTCGTTGTGCAGCTCCTCCCCGTAAATCATGATGTCCGTCTCGCCACGAATCTCCGGGTCGAAGGAACTCCAGGCGTATGCGTCGCAAGCCTGTTTCCACATATCCTCCAGATAGCCAGGATGTTTGAACGCTACGGCTTCCCAGTCTTTGAAGTCCCTGGAATGCAATTCATTCCGATCTTCCGGATTTCCGTACAGGTGTACATAGTTGCCCGTTCCATGATGCTCCTTTCTGAAATGGAACGGTACGGGTGGATGGTCCGTACCCTTTTCCCGGATCATCGTGACCCGGTGCGCATTCTCTGCGGTAAGGCCCGTTACTTGTTCTTCCCGGACCTTTGCTGTTGTTGTTTCAGTCATAACCGTTGCCATTCATAAATTATTTCTACCAGTTCTTCGTCCGCCAGTTTTTGGATTTCCTCGTCCGAGCAATAGCAGGCGATTTCCTCGTTCAGCTTGAAAGCTGCCGGGTCAAGGCTTCTGATGCCGTCCAGCAGTTCCGGCACCAGGCTGTCTGCGGCAACCGTATAGCTTCCGTCCCTGCCTTGCACCTTCCGTGCGGGATAGCTCCTTTCCCGATAAACCAACATTCTCATTTTCGGATTGGCACCCTGCTGTCCTTTGTGGACTTTGCTTGTTGTCTCTCTGTTCATACCTTCATTTTTTTAGTTTGTTTGACATTATCGGCTCCGTGGAGCCGGTTTTTCGGTTTCTTACTTGCCGGACTGTCCTTTGCCGGGGATTGCGCAAGGCTTGGCAAAAGAAAATACCGCAGCGAAGCGAGGATGATTTTCTTTTAGCCAACCAGCCCCTGAAAGGGGCCGCCTTGCGCAATCAACCCGGCAAAGGGCTATATTTGCAGGTAAGAAATTGAAAGGACGGCAGGGATTTTCAATTTGCCGAATATTGTAAAGATATTTTATACGCTTTTGTCTTTTTGTGCTTATATTTTATATACTGACATATTGTCTGAATGACTGACATAATATCGTAATATCGTCAAATTTAAGATTGTTTAGGCTTATAAATTTGAACAGACATTATTATTGAATAAGATTTAGTGTACTAATAATAAATACTCCTGTGTCTTGTTCTGTAAAAACTCTAATATAAATCTTTGGCATAAATATTGTAAAATTTCTTTTTGATTTAATTTAAATTTTAGTAATGATGAATAAGTATGAAAAAGAAGCAAGAGTTTATCCAGCTATCGCAGGAATGATAATTCCTATTATCTTGACTACATTGTATGTCACATCGTTTATACCCAAAACTTTGGACATGTGGGAGTCAATAATTGCAAAAATCGGATTGTTTATCCCAGTGGCTTTAATTTATGGTGCATTAGCCTATTGGATTCGTCAACTGTTTATTGATGCTTCTAAACGATTGTTTCAGTTTCGTTTGTTTAAAGAAGATGAAACTGAGATGCCTACAACAAAGCTTCTTCTTTGGAGTAGCGATGTGAGAAAGTCTGAAGCTGATATAAAACGGATAGCGGAAAAGATAAAGACAGATTTTGGCATTCAACTGCTATCAAAAGATGAAGAAATCTCTAATCTATCCGAGGCTAAACGCACTATTGTTGATGCCGTTGGAAAGATAAGGGAGGTGACTCGTAATAATGAGAATCTTCAACAGTATAATAGAAAATATGGATTCTGCCGTAACTATCTTGGGGCTTGTGTATATGCTACAGGCGCAATTATCCTTGCACTTGCTGCAAATTTTATCTTAGATATGCCATATGCAAGCGTATTGTTTATGGCTTTAGGGGTTCAGATTTTATTAGGTATTATAGATTATGCATCTTACAAGTCTAAAGCCTATGATTACGCTAGAGCAATGTATAATGCATATACAACTGGTACAGAGTATGAACGAGAATAAAAATGTATTAAAATACGAGTATGAAGTTCTGAAAGTGGGAGATGCTGACGCGATACTTATCAGACACTATATTAACGGTAAACCATTTATCGTACTGATTGATGCAGGCAATGCTGGTGATGCTGCAATTATAAAAAAGCATCTTGGAGATTATTATAACAGTTACTATATAGACTTGGCAATATGTACACATCCGGATAGTGACCATAAAGATGGATTCTTTAATCTGCTTCAAGATGATGATATTATTATAGAAACATTCTGGTTAACCGATCCCGCTCAATATCTTGATGTCAATGACATACAACGTTACAGAAGCAAAGAGAATGCAACAAAGGCAGTCCGTAAGATTTGGCAAAAATCTACAGATGCCAACCTAAACCTTATTGATTTAGCATTGAACAAATGCGAAAAGGTGGAAAGCGTAACTGATGGAGCTAAACATCCAATATTACCAATAAGTATTGTTGGTCCTTCCGATGAATATTATGCCGAGGTAGTAAAGGCAATGGTAGCTGACTATGGTGTTAAGACATACGAAGATAGTTCAAAAGAAGCATATGACAATGTATTCAAGATTGACGAAAAGGATATAAAAAGTATAATCGATAATGACGAAGATTTATCTCCGTACAATGCTTCCAGCCTCATTATCTTATACGAACCGGGGGATGGCAAAAGATTACTCTTTGCGGGAGATGCAAATACTACCTCTCTTCAGATGATGCTGAACAAATATAAAAGGTTGAGAAATGTAGATTTACTTAAAGTTCCGCATCATGGAAGCCGTAGAAATCTGAATACGTCAATTATAGAGGCTCTTTCCCCGAAAAAATGTTATATATCTGCTGCAGGCAATAAGAAACACCCAAGTGGGCGTTTAGTATATTGGCTTGCGAAATATGGGGATGTTTACTCTACCCATACTTGTAATTCCTATATACATTGTCAGTCGGGGGCTATGCCAAATAGAATAGGTTGTGTGACTCTTATTCCATTAAAGAAAAAAATAATATCATAATAAACTAATTAGGGTGTTCAGTTCTACTTTCCAAAAATGTAGTATCAAAACACCCTTTTTACTTTGATATAAGGTTTTGATATTTAATGTTATAGCACGTAAAGTAACTCTTTGGAAAGTTGCTCAGCACTTTGAGTTTTAGTAGCTTGGTAGGACGATTTAAGCAACTAAGAACAATGAAAAAGATCAATTCAACTCCCCATAAAGAAATCTTAGCAGAGGAAGTCAAACGTCTGTAAAGACAATGCCAAACTCAAGATTTAAACTTAATGAAGGAAGGAGCTTAAATAAGCCTGCAATCATTGTGTACTATTTTATTTTTTTTCTCTAAAAGTGGTTTATATTGCCAGTTGGAATTCTAGTAATAAAGATCAAGGTTAAAGCAATTATTTTTAGGTAAGTAATTGGATAACAAGCAGTCTAAAAAAAGAAGGTACCCTTTCCAGATACCTTCAATGACGGTCGGTTGTATATTTACCGTTCTAGGCGTTTCTTTACGTTGTTCATTGCCTCTTTCAGGCTGCTGTTCATGACTCGTGCATAATGTTGTGTCATACGTGTGGAGGCATGGCCGAGCATGACGGAAACATCTTGAAGAGGCACATTGTTGGCAAGCGTGACCGTAGTCCCGAAAGTGTGACGGGCAACATGCGTGGTCAGATTCTTCTTAATGCCGCAGAAATCGGCTATTTCCTTGAGGTAGCTGTTCATCTTCTGGTTGCACATGACGGGCAAACAGCATCCTTTTTTAATGCAGGTCGGATGTTCCTTGTATTTCTCCAATATGGCCAGGGGTACAGGCAGCAATGGAATATTGCTGATGGAAGAGGCCTTCCTACGGTGTTCCAATTTGACCCTTCCTTTTCTTATCCACCAGTCTCCGAGATTGTCCTGTACCAGATTCTCTTTGTTCAGACTGGCAACATCGGAGAATGCCAGACCGGTGAAACACGCGAAGACAAAGACATCCCTGACCAGTTCAAGCCGTGGAATGGTGAATTTCTTTTTCATTACGGTCTGCAACTCGTCGTAGGTTAGGAATACCGGATCGGTCTCGTCCTGCTCCATCTTGTAACCGTAAAAGGGATTCTTGCGCATCCATTCCTTTGCCAATGCCATATTGGTAAATTTCTTGAAGCATTTCATATAACGGACTATCGTGTTCCGGCACAGTCCTGCCTCCGTTTTCAGGTAAATGTCAAACGCACGGATGAACTCCGGTGTCAGCTCATGGAAAGTGACATCCTCCTTTCCATAATAAGAGGGGATGAGCAGCTGTAATTTCTTCACCACGTTCTTATACCGGTTGATCGTGACGGGAGAGTAGTCTATACCCTCCAGTATTTCCATTTCCTTGATGCCTTCCCTCATGATGCCGAGCAGTGTACGCATTCCGGTGTCTTTCCCGAAAACACGTTTAAGAATCAGTTTCGGGGTAATCAGGGCCTGTTCCAATACCAGTTCCTTGTGTTTTTCCAAGGCGCGTGCGTGCAGTTCGGCAATATAGGCGTTCAGTGCCACTGATGCCCTGTCTCTGCCTTTACTGCATCCTTTGGCGGCGTTCCATAAGTTCAGGGGTACGCTTCTTTGGATACGTACATCGTCATAGTCTCCATTGATGGTTATCCGCATCAATACCGGTGCCTCACCGTTTTTCAACAATTTCGTTTTAAGCACGAAAAACAGAATGTTCATTGTTCCTTGTTTCATCACTTTTGTTTTTTGAGGTGTTACATTCAATTGTTTCGTCAAAACCGGATGGCATGAGGACATGGAGCGAAATGTTAAATTCGGTGGTTTTTTTGAGGGACTTGTGGAAAAGCCATAAAAATCCCATTTTTCTCAGGTTCGAATTGCCTTTTGTATCCCGGGTTCGATTCCTTTTTTTTATCCCGATGGGAAATACCGAATTTTTAAATTTCTTTCACTTTTTCGACTTCATCCGGTCATGTGTGCAAAATTACTTTTTCACACCAGAGATTGGAATTGTCAAACAATTGAAAAACAATGAAGTATGGTACATATTTATGGCTTTTTCAAAAGCCTTAAAAAAAGCCACTGAATTGGCGAAATCCAACTTCACAAATATGTAGCGGAATGCGTAGTGAGGGTAAAAAAAAGAACCCTTGAACTATCTCTAATTCAAGGGTTTTCTAAAATTGAAAAGCTTTTTGGTGGTGCCACCAGGAATCGAACCGGGGACACAAGGATTTTCAGTCCTTTGCTCTACCAACTGAGCTATGGCACCAAAATGGTTATCGGTAGAGCTTTTCACTTTGTAATAGAACACCTCTCAGAAACTATTGTTTCTTGTTTGCGGTTGCAAAGGTAGGCATATTTTTTGATTCTACAAATTTTTTGCAAATTTTCTATGAAATTCTTTTTGATTTCAAAAAAATGCTTTACCTTTGCACTCGCAAAACAGAAACGGAATGTAGCGCAGTTGGTAGCGCACTACGTTCGGGACGTAGGGGTCGGGCGTTCGAGTCGCCTCATTCCGACACTGTAAAGGATAAGCCACTGAAAGTCAGTGGCTTATCTCATTTTAAGCAAACCCGCCGGGACGAAATCGGGACGGGAATTATTAACCATTTGTTTCTGCTGTTAGCAAAAACAAATAAAAAAAAATGTCCAAAATCCAAGAAATCAAGAGTTACACACCACCTATATTACATACGGGTAAAGATTGGTACATTGACTTTTACGCATTCAATCCTGTTGACGGAGTGATGAAACGGAAAAAGATCAAACTGAACTTCATCAAATCCGTTAAGGAAAGAAGGGCATACGCCAAAGGATGCATCAACAGACTATCAGAAAAACTCGCAACAGGATGGAATCCTTGGATTGAGCAAGAATGCGGCAACGCCTTTCTACTGTTCAAAGATGTAATAGACAAATACCGCACTTTTCTCGCCAAAATGCAAAGGGACGGGAGATACCGACAAGAAACGATCAAATCTTATAGCTCCTACCTTCGTAATATGGAAATCTTCAATGAAGAGAAAAAGGTCCCTATCACCTACATTTACCAATTTGATAAGGATTTTTGTGTTATGCTGCTTGACGAAGTGTATATAACTAGGGATAACACTGCATTTACGCGCGATAACTATCTCGGCTTTTTGAAGTCTTTTTCCACCTTCTGTCTGAACCATAACTATTTAACACAGAATCCAACAGCCGGGATCAGTAGTCTGGGAAGAAAAGGGAAAAAAAAGCTACGCAACATCCTGCCACCGGAAACACTTGCAAAAGTGAGCGACTACTTAAAGAACCATAACCCCTATATGTTGCTGGCAAGCTATATTCTATACTATTGTTTTATCCGACCGGCGGAAATGGTAGGATTGAGATTAAACGATATAAGTTTGAAAAAGCAAACAATATTCGTATCAGACAATATATCAAAAAATCGCAAAGATGGCACTATTACATTACCATCAAAAGTCATACATCTCATGTTGGACCTGCACATTTTCAACAATCCCGGTGATTATTATTTATTCTCTGACGGGTTTCGTCCCGGTAAAACAAAAAGATCTGAAAAAATGTTCCGGGACTGGTGGGCACATCATCTCAGAAAAGATTTAAAGCTTTCCGCCCAATATAAGTTTTATTCCTTAAAAGATACAGGTATAACGAATATGTTACGACATTATGATGTGTTAAGCGTACGTGACCAAGCTCGTCACAGCAGTATATTGATGACAGATATTTACACGCCTCATGATATACAGGAAGCCAATGATCTTATAAAAAATTATCAAGGAGATTTTTAGTAAGCAGATATTAAGCGGTTACCCGTCACTGGGCCGCTTGATATTCTAAAAAAAGTAAAATATGAGATTTTATTTATTATCCTCAATCTTCGCTTTGATTTGTTGAAGTAATCTAAAAGCTCCGGCCATCTTATAGTTGCCCAGACATTGCTTGGCTTGCATGATACAGGATTCAACAGTAAGTTTCAAATCCGGTGTGAAAGCGGATTTGTTAATTTGCATTTCTTTGGGAAGTTCATCAGCATGGTTGTTGAACCATACGATCATTTCATTCAATTCCTCTTCGGAATAAGATTCTTTTTTTTCAGCCATAATACATAAGTTAATGTTAGTTCCGGCAAAGATTACAAAAATAGCCCCGACTCATCACGAGCTGGGGCAGTCCAATTTATAAATTTAAAGTCTTATGATGAAGATTGTCTATTGCGCCAATGCTTTACTATCAGCATAACGACAATCAAAACGGTTACACAAACACAGGCAAAACCGATTTGTTCAGGCAGCGTGGATTCTTTTTTCTCTTTTATGGTTTCTGACCGGTTTTCTTCACGGGTATCGGAAGTGGTTTCCTTGTCAACTTTCACCTCCGTACTATCTTTGGTTGCAGTTTCCTTCCTTTTATTCTTGCTGAAATCACCTTCCACATGACCGTCTGCCAATAACGGAGGTTTCCCGGTCAGGCTATCGGGCGGTTTTCGGGTATCATAGATACAGAAATCAATCACATAGTTACTATTAGTAGTAATGAGTTCGCTCAAAGAGGTACTTGATCCGTGTACGATGTTGACAGATTCACTGGCGCTATCTTTGCTGATTACTTCTACATCGGACTTGACAGCCTTATGCGAGCTGCCACATGATCCGAACAACAGGAACAAACACATAAAAGGAGCCAGCAATATATGTCGGCTTACCCAGTTCATAACTCTAACCAACATAGTCTACAACTTAAGAACTTGCATCCTGTTATTTCCGTCAGCCCGATAACTGACGTGCACCCAAGCGAAGTTAGACTCGTCAATCAACTGGTCATAGGGTAGGTTCTTTCGGATATACTCAAACAACAACTTGTTTTGCTGTCTGTCCCCAGTGTCAATATCAGCAGCTTCCCCCTTCATGTGCTGCGAGGTCTTGCTTCCCTTGACAGCTGCATTAAGTTCCGGACAGCGATAGCCACTGTTTACTGTTATTGGCTTTCCCCACCATGTGCGTAACGGATCAAGCACATTATTTACCAAGGCAGTCAGAGCAGTCACATGCTCCTGTCTGCATCTGTTGTTGATACCCAAGCGGTCAGCAGTCGTTGACTTGCAGAGTTCCGCAATCGTAAAAAACTTCATTTCTTTTCCTCCTTATCTTTAATTAATGTAGCCCTGCGTGGTGGAATACGACGGCCGCATTCGCTGTCGGGCCTGTCACAACGGTTATGTTCGGCATCTTTCAATTGCAGTTCCAGCTCGTGGCACTTATGAATCCATGCCAGCTTATCAGACTGTTCATTACGAAGCTCAACGTATAACGCATCAATCTTGGCGTCACGCTGGGCGATACGTTCTTCCAGCCAGTCAACCTGCTTGCGCTCGTTCTCATCCTCCATTGAATCGGCGGACGCATCCTCTTTCCGTGCGTTAGTCTTGCGGTTCACCCAGAACGTGACACCCCAACGGACAGCCTCCAATCCTCCGAAAGCCCCGATTATAGCCAACCAGTCGTTTAATTCCATTCTGTCTATTGTTTATCTGATTATAATACTACTTCAAAGATATGTCTATTTACTTACGTCATTGTTGCAGAATTACTTAAATCCATTGCCACGATATGACAATAAAAAAGAGCCTGATGACAATATTTATTGCCATCAAGCTCCTGGTTACACTGCAAAGATAGTGAAAACTATTCCATATTCAATCCATATTGAAAAAAATAATCAGGAGCAATATTTCGATTATCCGAAGAAATTAAAGAGTCACAATATTAATAGAAAACAAATAGGAAACATGAAATCTACCGGTTGTCTATAAAATCAGATGTTCTCAAGCCTTTATCAGGAAACATCTTTACTTTTTTCCTTTTCCTTTGAACATTTTTCAAGTCACGCACAATGGTGCTGGAAAGTACCTCCGAATAAATCTGTGTGGTCTTTACGGAAGTATGTCCGAGCAGCTTCTGGACTGTTGTAATCGCAACTCCCTGATGAACCAGCAGGGTGGCACAGGTATGACGGCTCACATGGTAGGTTATCCGTTTTTTGATACCACACAATCCGGTCAGCTTTCGAAGCTGCTTATTCACTTCCGAGTTACAGGGTAGGGATACAAGACTACCTATATCCGGATAACGGTCAAGAATGCCCAATGCCCTGCTTTCAAACAGCAGATGTAACGGCAGACGGATTTCCACCCCTGTCTTGACGGATTTGAAGTACAGCCACCGTTTGCCGTTTACTCTAATGAAATTCTCAGGTGTGAGCTGGCAGAAGTCAGAATAGCGCAATCCGGTATAACAGCAGAACAGGAAGGCATCGAGCACATGGCGCATGGACTTCTCTTCCACTTCGACCGTTTCCAGCTTCTTCAGCTCGTCCGGGGTAAGAAACTCATGTCTGCCTTTCTCCTGTTTGATTTTGTACTTTCTGAACGGATAAGCGTCCGCGTGCATATATCCCTGGTTGATTGCCTCATTGACCAAGGTACGGAGCTGTCTCATGTGCTTGGCTATCGTATTGACCGCATTGCCCTTTTCTCTCAAGTATTGCTCAAAATCACGAAGGAATGTATAGGTAAGATCCTTGAAGTCCAATCCGGAACGGAAATCATTCAGGACCGCCAGTGTAGAGTGCAGGTTGTCCTTGGTGGACTGTTTCTTGTCCGAATTGTCAATGGCTGATTTGGCGAAAGTGGAGAAGCTGATATTCACGGCACTTTTCTTCTTGACTGCATCCTTCAGTAGTGAGAGTGTGGCAGGTATTCCGCGCTTCCAATACCCCAACTCTATGCCTTGCAGATACAGGATGTATTCATAGAGCATTGCGTTGAGTTCGTTAGATTGGGGGTGGTTAATGACTTGTGCCCCCTCACGGCTCCAGCACTCCGGTTTGAGGTAAACATTGGTCTTCAGGTAGATTTTC